CCACCCACGTAAAGTGCTTGCCGGATTTGCGTAATTTCTGAGCAACAGCGCGGCCTCCAATGTCGTGATAGTTAGCAATGTGACAGGGTTCACCACTTGAATCTGTTCCTGTTTGGTATCCATACTTTCGGCAAGTGTCTTCTCGTATACCTCGCTTAGGAATGTCGGTGTAAGACCCTTGTAAAAGTCGGCTATGTCGCTCCAGTAGTTTCCCATTACTCAAAGTGTCCTCTGTATCGTTAGAGGAACCTTCCCACGTTTCACACACGAAACACCATGAGGTTCCATCCTCATAAACTCCACGCCCATCAGATGACCCACAGTTTTCACATGCTACATGACGTATGAAGGTTCCCAATTTTAGTTCCTATTAGTTCTTGTTAGTTCTTGTTAGTTTCGCGGTGCGCCATCAGCCTCTCGTGTGATGCACACGTTTGACCACATGGCTGCATCTCGAATTAGGCGAATGACATGGTCTTTGTCTTGACCTTCAGGTAGCTTGTAATCCAAGAGCTTTACGAAAATTTCGAAGTCTCCACGCACAAGCTGCATCTGTTCCATCTGATCTGTAGTTGGCGTCAGATACTGAAAGGTTGAATGGTGCAAGCCCATATCAGTTGCTCTTGCTCACATTATTGACGTTAGACCACCAGTAGTTCTTGGCGCTCATCACAGCATTCGGGTCATCACCCATCCCGTTGTGACCGTCATACCAGTTGTTCCACTTGACGAGGACACGAGGACCAACAGGACTGCTGGTAACCATCACGACCTTTCCCTTCATGTTGATGAGAGAAATGCCAGTGCGGCCACCGTGACCCTGCGGCTGCTCGTGGTCATTGAGCGTCGTTTCGCCAGCGCCACGACCGTGGTAGAACACGGTGTCACCAGCTTCGACCTCTTCGCCAGCAACAGCTTTATCGGAGGGGCGCAGTGCCTGCTCCACCTGTTCATCCCAATAGTCGGATGCAGCCTGATTGATTTCAGCCTGAACCTCTTCATCACTCATGTTGAAGAACTCTGAGTTATAGGTTTCGCCCCATGACTCATCATCGTCCATGTCGTAGTGCTTATGAAACAGATAGCCGTCAGCCATCTCTTTGACGCCAACATAGGTGAACCCGGAGCTTCGCAAGAAGTCTGCGAAAGTAATCAGAAGCTTCGGGAGATACTCAGCGTCATCACCATTCAATGTGACTTTAAACTCGCGGCCAAAGCCGGAGTAGCTAAAGGTTGCTTCAGATGTCACGCAGCCACCTCGTATCGTGCATAGTGATGACCAGAATCATCGGCCTTCATCACTGTGTTGATCTGAATGCCGGTCTTACGAAGCTCATGAATGCAGGCGGCTAACCGGTAGATGCCGTAAACGTGAAGAGCTTCGAGCGGGCTGATAGATTTACGCTTGGTTAGATGATTGAGAACTTTACGTGCCTGCGGTTTGAGTTTCAGAAGTTTCATAATGTTCATTTGGTTTGCTTGAGTTCCATTAGCCATGATTGTGGTATTGTTCCTTTGTCGGAATACGGAAACCCATGCGTCTCAGCCCACTGAGCGACAGTGGTCTTTGAGCCGGGGTATATTTTCGTTTTGTGTGCGGATTGAAAGACGAAACGTAGGTCGAGGTCGGGATACTGCTGCTTCAGGAGAAGAAACTTATGTCTTTCCTTTGCATCATCTCCGCCTCTGTGAGCGAACCTACCTTTTGCTTCTAGTATTATGAGCTTCCCGCCAATGTTGATGGCGAAGTCACTCACATATTTAGCTTCTCGTGCTGGAACAGTGTAAGGTATCTTCACTTTTTCATAGGTGAAATCGATACCCGCATCTTCTAACTGTTTCGCCACTTTTTCTTCTAGCTTCGACCTATACTTCGCCCGCAACAGTATCGGGTTGACGTTAGAGGTCGAGCGCACTCACTTCGTCCTCATTAGCGAAGGACGACTCTTCAACATCAGCGACGAAACCATCGTCCACAGTATCGAAGGCCGAGTTCTGTGAACCACCTTCAGCCAATGACACAACCTGAACCTGTTTCAGACGCAGGGAGATACCTTCACCGTAGTTATACAGTTCGCCCATAACGCGGACCTTTGATCCACCACCGACATGAATGGTTGACGGGAGCGGCTTATTCTTGCTGTCGAACACAGCAGGCTTATATTTGGAGGCAAAGCTGATGATGATACCTTCACCTTCTTCAGCATCAACGAAGGGAAGCTTGGGTTTCTTCGTGTCAAACTTCTCGTCCTTAATCATGTCCGAGAGCTTGGCTTTGAAGGTAGCACCGTCTGTCTTACTCAAGGCGACACGGATTTTGTATTTGTCCTGACCCTTGAAGCTATCCGGCTTCTCAAGGTGAGGATACATAGCGACTCCGGTATTCGTAGAGATAAAGTTTTTGCTCATTGTTTTCCTAGTTGTGATTTCAGTGTGCGATGTAGATGCCAGAACGATGTAACCTTGCGATTAGATCGACTGGCACTGGTAGTTCCATATTCAGTAGTGTGTAAGCGATGTGATACAGGTCTTCAGGTGTTACGCTCTCGTAGTCGAAGTCTTCTTCGTAGACGCTTTCAATTACAGTCATTCCACACCAGTGTAGTAGAAGGGACAAAAAAGGTCATGCAAAAGCGTATTCCGCCTGCATGACGAGAGCTAAATCCAAGTCACCCTTGTGAGGCACTGGATCAAGTTTATAAGCGCTACGTTCCAACTGTGAGATTGATGTTTCCAAGATGTCCTGAAGTACATCATTCTCGGTATACAGTTCAACGAAGGTCCGCTTGATAATCCCACGAAAACGAGGGGCGTCATTTGGTAAACACCCGAAGCTGTCGTGAACGAGAGCAATACTATTGATACCAGCCTTGGCGCACTCACGAACCACCATTTGTAAATGGCAGGAGTCCATGGAGTGAACGAAGGAAGGCGCAACAGCGTTTGCTGCACGGTATTTGTCTATTTCATCTGTTTCGATTGCTGACGCAGGGTAAACACTGCGCTTCAATCCTTTATCAACAAGAAACAACTGCAACCTTTTTGTTTCCTGTTTAGGGTAACGTAGCATCACTGGAAAACCCATTGGTGTAACCCAAGTTACAGGTTTCCCTTCATGCGCCATTACCCGCGCTATCGTTTGTAGGTAACGCATCACCTCTGCGGGTTTTGAGATAGCTTCCTCAATTGACGCAAAGATGTATCCACCAAGATAACGAGAAGCTTTGAAACCATTGTCATCTCCGAATGGATGTTTCTCTAGTTCACCAGTGAGAACTTTGGATTGCAAGGGTCGCATTGTGTCTTCGACCAACTGGTTTTGCATTCCGTATTTCTTACTCGAGTAGGAGTAAGTCATGACGTTACGCTTCACGAGAGAACGATTGATGCCATAGGCTAACGCTTGTTTCGCCAGTTCATCATTCTCACCACCAACATCAGCTTCGACCTTCGCTTTCACGATGTCAGCGACTGTCTGGTAGATGTCTTGTGGTCTGTCGTTGGGCAGAAGGTTGACGAGCGCGCCTTCTGTGGACCTAGACATGGCGCATAGGTGCTGAAGGCCGGAACACGACCCATCAAACGCTACAGGTATATGGACTGACTGACCGTATTCGGCGGCGACTAATGCTTTACAGGCCGCAACAAACATGAATGGCTTGTCAGCCTTGGTCCACATAAGGTTATCGAGAGGAGCATTTGCCGTCTCTCTGATAAACTCAAGGTTCTCATTCGTCCAAGCAACACGGTCATCAAATGGCGCTTTGGAGACCTTGTTAAAGTCACCCACATTCGCCAAGTGAACCTTCAGCCAATACATACCCTCATCGTTCACAATCTGCCCTTCGGCAAACTTGAACATTGCTCTGACGTAATCCTGTCTAGCGTAATTCAGGAAGGCGATTGGATAGACACGACCACGGTAGTCGAAGTTCATCGGCGTATGGAAGTCTTTACCGACGAGTTGTTCCGCCCATGCAAGGTCACGATTGAGAACAGTCTGTTCACCAATGAGACCAATGTTCGCCATCTTGACTGAATGCGCCTTCTTCTTCCACGCCAAACGCTGTTCAGCAGACATCTCGTCCCAATCGCCCTTCGGGGGTTCAGGCAGATCGTCTTTCGAGGGTAACCCTTCGACAGGGACGCCCATCTCGTAACACTGACGAACGAGAGCAAGCATGTCAGCGTCAATGCGCCAGAGAACAGATTGTGCGTGGTTCAACGCTTCGAGAGCAGGCGTCATAACACCGTCTCGAATGTTCACTTCTATGTGTCTTCTAACGGTCTTCTGATGCGTTCTGACGAGGGAGTAGGGGTATCCACCTATGTGAAGCTTGAACTCTCTCCACGGCTCTGCTGGGCCTGTCTGGGGCAACCCTATGAGGAGCTTCATGACGAGCGCCGACATGAGTTCATCAAGAGACTCTTTCGCGCCGACTGTGATGGTCCAGAAGTGGTCGTCAGTGGCAAACAGGGGACCGGCGAGGAGGATTTCCATCGCCGTCTTACCAGCAGCCAACCTTTCGTCGTCTGTCCATTCCTTAAAGGTAAACTTCGCTCGTCTTGCGTAGGCGTTAATAGCTTTCTTACGGTAAGTAAGAGAGGAATTATTCCTACGAACAAGCTCCTCGAACTTCTTTGCCTGAGCGTCATCCCAAGCTTTCAGAGCGTCACCATAGGCTTCATCTTCGATGCCTCTACCTAACACCCTCATTGCTGTTGACAGATAGGGTTCGTCGTTGCCGACTGCACACAACCCGAAATACATGAGTAAATAAGTCAACTTCTCTTCGTCCATGTCGAGCATCACTCGTCGAGGACCTCTGAAGCCTTTGTTAGACCTAAGCTTGACCAGTGTTTCTTGTGTAACCTTATGCTGCTGGTCGAAGAAACGCGCGATAAGGCCGGACC